ATTTATTTCTTTTTAGGGTTTTTATTACCAAAGTTTTTAGGAGGTTTTCTAGATTTTTTAAATGTAGGGTTAACTGTTATTTTTTTTCTAGGTCCAACAGGTATAATACCTTCCGATGCTAACCAAGCTCTAATTTCTTCTTTTGACCAAACTCGGCTACCCATCCTTTTCCAATCAAACTTAGCTACAGCCTCTCCTGACATTTGATTCATTACCTCATTATGTATTCTAACAGTATCTAACCTTTCTATTCTAATAATTTTTTCTGCATTACCGGGTTCAAAATTAGGATTAAGGTGTACAACATGGTCGGGGTATCTTATGGTTGCATCTTCGATAACCTCATCAAAATTATCCTTTGTCTTTTTAAAAGTTTGGTGCAACTTTCTCATACCCGGCTCAAACTGAGCACTTAATGATAAAGAATCAGGCTCGTAAATTAAATGAAAATTTTTTGCGTCCCCCGGCTGGAATCTAATTTTTTGATTAGGATATCTTTTTTGTAATGGTACGTGTTTCCAAATTTTACTGTCTATAGCATAGCCATGTTCCCCGTAATAGGTTCCAGCTTTTAAACTTTGTAATTGGTTTCCTATATCTATCCTTCTTGTCTCCATAATCTGCCTTTGTACCGGTGTTAGCTTATTGTTAGCAAGTGCTTTTTGCAAATCTATTAGTTCCAGCTTTTTCTGATCCATAATTCGAGATGCTAATAAAACTTCTTGTTGATTCATGCTGTAACGATCAATTTCTTTAAATCGTTTCCATTTTTTCTGAATTGTACTACTATAAACTTTATCCAGTGCATTTCGTACATTTCTAGCTCTAAGTCTTGTAGCCTCTGCTAATCTAGCATTACTTAAACTAAATCTTACTGTACCATCTGTGTTTTTAGCAAATGAAGGGTTATAAACTTCGCCAGTTGCAGGGTTAATAAATTTTGCAAATCCTCTTCGTGTGCCTTTTGTTCTTATATAATTTTCTAATTCTGTGTAATAAGTATACAAAGCGTCAGAAACATCGTATTCCGTCATAAGGTCTCCTGTATCTTTAGCTCTTTTTACTAATGTAGGTAATTTAAGTTTTCCTGTTCGTCCATCTACCTTATAACCAAAGTTAGCCCAGTTAAAACCAGATCCACTAGGAGGCGTACCGTTAATACTTTGCAATAACACACCTTTTAAAGCTGGATTTCGGTTAGCTTCCATTATTTTCTCAGCTTTAGCTATAGCTGCTACTTTTTTACCACTTTTCACAACCTTACGTACGCCTTTATCTCCAGCAACTGCTAGACCTATACGTGTGCCATAAGTAAATGTACGAGGATCTATCAGGTCTTGACGCTCTGCTAGATTACGAACGCCACCTACAATAGCTTCTTCTGCCTGACCTATCTGCTTAATTACAGGTAAGTTACCTATGAAGGAGAGACCTTGAAGACCTCCCCTGACAATATCATCGGTACCAAAGCCGGGTTTCTCCTCGGCAGCTCTAGCTATAGAGTCAGTGAACTGATTTAACTTACCTTCTATAGCATCATTAAGTCGTGTAAATAAAGGTAGGTTTTCTTGTTCATTTTCCACGGATCCTCTTTAAAAGTGTTGGTTTTTTGCTTTGAGCCGCTTTATATTCTTGTTGTTTTATAACTAGCCTTGCTAAACGCTCAGGAGTAAATCCTGATTCCATGTCGTCGCCCATTAGACGTTTTTGTATAGCAGTAGGATTCTTTCTAATACTATCTGCCATTTCACTTAGGCTTGTTGCTGCTTTAAAACCAGTTTCTGAGGTTGGCGTAGGAGCTCCTGTACTTGCAATCCCTGCACCTTCTGTGCCTGCTGTAGTTGTTAAGCCTGCTTGATCTCCTCCGTAGATTTGTAACTGCTCTCTAGCGGAAGGTTGTGGACCATCCCATTCCTGAGTTTCTCCTTCAATAAAAGCAGCTTCTTTATCAATCGGAACGGTTCCAGTTAACTCTTGCATCATCTCAACACTAGGTTGACCACCCGGTCCCCATTCATTTCCCTCTGCCTCGATAGCAGCAGCCTCTGTATCAATAGGTCCAAAGTTTCTACCTTTCATTTGTGTTTTATAGCTGTCTGAGAATTTACTTAGCCTAAGCTTTTCTCTTCTTTCTTTTGCTCTTTGAGCCTGTAACTCTCTTCCTGTTAGTTTTCTTTTCATTAGTTAATATGGGATAAGATTGTATGCTCTCGGTCTGTAGTACCGAACGTGGCTCTCATCCAGTCGAGCCAGTGCCTACTACCTTTGTCCTGATTACATTGCCTGCACGAGGATACAACATTCGTCGTAATATCCTCACCCCCTTTACATTTAGGGTGTACATGGTCAATAGTAAGGTTGTGTAATTCATAAAATTCTCCGCAATAAACGCATTGACAATTAAAGTGCTCTTTGATAGCTCTTCTCCAGAGCCGCTTCGATTCTGAACTTGTCATCGTTATTAAATTGTGTAAATAGTAATCAGGTTTAGGTAGTAATGGGGTCATTTTCTAATTTTAAGTCTGCTACGTCGGTTAATAGATGGTTTTTGTTTTCTACCACGGGTTTTACTACCCTTATAATGGGCGGCATCGAGACCGTCACGGTTTCCATATGTACCAAGTTTTCTATTAAGTTTGTTTGCATTGACTCTAAGTTCTAGACCTTTTTTAGTTTTGTTATATCTAGACTGCTGTTTACGTCTTTTAGCAGCAGCCTTTGGATTTCTTTTATAGTATTTAGACGTTCTGCTTGCCATACAACCTCCTCTGTACAAGATTTGAATCTACAGTAGGTAAGAGTTTATTTAATTTGTCAAGAGGGCTACCATCGTAAGCGACACCTGTAATGTCGTTAGTTTTTAACCAATCACATGCTGCTTTTAAATCTTGTGTTGTAGCCTCTCCGCTTTTTATTCTATGTAGAAAGTCCTCTGTAACAAGATAGTGTAACTCGTTAAAACTCTCTTCGGTTGCTTTTCTGGGTAGTTTCTTGACTGTATCCATTAGACTTTGCCTTTCTTTTGTTTTTTGTAGTGGTTAATTACGTTTTTCTTATCTTCTATGGTATATTCACCATACTTTTTGTTTCCATACTGTCTTTGTATAGATTCAAATACGTGGTCAGGCATAGACGATACGTTTACTCCTTCAAGGTTACCACTATTAAAAGGGTCGATTTTTTTAGCACCCTTAGATGCTCCTGATTTTGCCATTATTTTGTTGTTAATAAGTTTTTCTTGACGAGCTCGACTAGCTTATCATCTACAGTATTATCTGTCTTTTGTGCATAGGCTTCTAGTAGTTTTACTACAAGTTCTTTAACTGCATCTGTTTTTAAAAATGCAAATAATATGGGTTTAATAACTGCGATCATTTTGTTTCAGTGGTTTTAGTAGTTTTTTTCTTTTGAGCTGCTTTAATCTTTTTTAAAGCTGCTTGTCTTTCTCTTTCAAATTGAAGTGATAATGTGCTCATAGCTTGTAGGGTGTTAATTTTTCAAGTGTGTCTGCCATCCAAGGCTCCCAAGGACAACCAAGGCCACACATTTTAGTTTTATAATAGTTTTCGTACCATCTATTTGTTCTCATTCTATTGTAGAAATATCCTAGTTCTTTTCTAGTAAATTCTACTTTGACGACTTCGTTTTGTTCCAAGGCCATTTATCCTTCTTAGGTGGGTTTGTTTTAGGTAGTAATATTTGTATTGGTACTATATCTTGACACAAATGTGCTACTCGTGTCTTAGGGCGTATAGCGAAACCCCTTTGTTGCAACTCTGCACACTTTAACGCTCGTACAAGCTCAAAATCTAGCTGCATCTTTTCTTCTTGACGCTTAGCTATACGTTTACACTGTCTAAGACCTTCTCTATCTAGTGGCACCATAAAGTTAACTTGAAACCCCCAGTTCTCACTTAACTGATAGCTAGAAGGATATAACCTTCGTGTATCTTCATCTGCTGTATAAGGGTTAGTATGGTTACCCATATAGAAAGGGCTAAACGTCATAGTCGACCCATTACATGATATATTTGGGCCGTATGACTGTCGTGATGTTGCACCGTTGTTTTGAAACTGTACGGCTTGATTAGTTACATTACCTGTAGCTGCTGCTACTGGATTAGAAGTATTATTTGTATCACCTTCAGCATATACCGGTGTTATTGTGAGAATACAGAGAGCGATGTAGTAGTAGAGTTTATTGTGTAATTTGTTGTGGTATCCCACTGCTCTACTAAACCAGCTGATCTGGTTGTTGTCTCTAGTGTCCATGGTAGAGTTGTGTCTGTTACTGAAAAGGTTGTACCTGTGCCAGATATATCGGCTGATGGTGTAACATTGCTGCCTGA